CTTGGGCGGTCAAATTTGCGTACTCTCCTTACTATATAATCTTTTATGGTATCAAGTTCAAGTATTTCTATAAACGCTTGTAAGCCTAAATCTCCGCTTGAATTCATAAGTAAATGTGTATTGGCATCCCAATCTTCAGGTTTCTTGCCAAGCTCCTTGCTTAGCGTTATACCTTTTTCAACTATTGACTGGCATATAGTAATCCAGTTCTTAATTTTTGTAGGATTGTTGGTTCCAGAATGATATCTAAATTCTATCGTGCCAAGGTAAACTCTTGCATGTAGATTCAGTCCGTGATATCTTGCGTCATTGTATTTATCGAAACTGGGATTGCTTTCACAGGCATCATACCAATATTCAATAAACTCAGAATCACTTGCTATATTTCTTATACTTCTCTTATTGAGCGGAAATTTTCTACACCAGTTTGATGATTGCCTCGAATTTGGCATCATGCTGAAAATTGTTTCTTCAAAAGATTTTGCTACAAGCATTATTCCAACCAGTTCTTTGTAAAATAAATCTCGTGCATCTATATGTATATGTAGTCCGCAACTTCTATTAATATCGTAATCTCTACGCCAAAGATAATCACTCATTTTATCTATTTCTTCAAAAAGATAATCCCCGCTCATTGGATTGGATATGTATTCAAATCCATAATCTCCGCTTATACTGCCGTCGCAACTTCTTCTAAAAGAACTTGGGTGTTCATCATCTGCCTCCATTATTCCGAGGGTTTCTATCTCTACCCCAACTAATCTTTCAAATTTATTTACAGAAAATGTATTGCCTTTTTGCGACCTCGAAAGACCCCTACCTGAAAAACTGTTTAAATCCACATTATGGGGAGCGTAATTGTCGTAACAACCTTCACAATAATACTGACCGTCACCTTCAGACCAATAACCATATTCTGTGGCTACATAATCTCCGCAAGGCTCGCACTCGAAATGATCTTCCCAGAAGCAATCCCCGCAATAAGACACACCATAAGCATCTGAATAATACGATTCGTCCATGTGAACGGTATCAGAACAACCGCAACAGTCAATATAATTATCTCCAAAACAACCCTGGCAGAGTATATCGCCACAATCTGGCGCTTCACGCATTTCTTCTCTGTCAAATTTCCTCTCACAGAAATCGCATTCAATCTTTTTAGGCATATTTACTCCTATGCTATACCATAGTTAGCTGTTATTATGTAGGCAGCTATGACGCTAATCTCTTTAAGCCACCCAAGTCTTTTAAGGGCGTTGTAAAGCTCTTCTTCTGACTCCGCAGCTATTTCAATACCCTCTAACAATTTAATTTGAGATTTTATGTATTCCATATACTCTTCATAAGATTTATCTGCTATAAAAGGATTCTTTTTAGCCTTCTCATAAAGCTTTCTCATTACATAACTTTTTGATTTAATTTGTATTTTTCCTGCTATACCAACAAACACAGCATTCTTTTTATCTTTTAATTTTTTTGTCATAATACTCCTATATTTATTGTGTAGGTAAACATGTTTGATTTGCTTTTTTATCTTGCTCGAGACAATATATACACATATTGTATCCCTTTGACATTGTTCTCTCGTCCCAATCTCCGCAGAAATCACACGTTCCCCAATTCCAGTCTCTACCACCGTAACTATCATCAACATTTTCCCTGCTATCGCAAATATCACAAACGTTGAATCCCTCTATATAGGTAATTTCATCATAACGCTTCCTTTTCCTGCAAACAGAACAAACAACAGTCCAATTGCCCGAAGCGTCCATTTTATATTCTGGAACTTTGGTATTCTCATTGTCTTTCTTACATCTCCAACAAATATCATTTGTTGACCAAACCTCCTTTGCACACATTATGCAAGGAGTTGACTTGGGCGAGTAAGATGAGTAGCCTCTATAGTAACCACCATAACCATATTTATTATGAGTAAAATTCGCATTAGTTATTACTTCGATTTCACTAACAGAATAAGATTTCCAAAATTCCGCAGTGTTAAACTCATAAATAATATCAACTGGAAGTTTTGCGATATCAATAACCAAGCCAGAATCTTTCAAGGCTTGATATAGTATATTTTCTGTAGATGCCCAAAATAAACACCTTGCTTTTTTCCAGTAAGCAATGTGAAGAGGTCTTCCCTCTTCATGCATTAAATTAAGTATCCTGTAATCATTCCCAAACCAGCTTAATGCAAAGTCACCCTCAAGAAGATCGAATACCTCTTGATATTTTTCCTTTTTATTAAGTAGCCCGAATATGACTTCTGAATCCACTTGAACAGACTTATCTATTTTTTTGGCTATATCTTCATGGTTATATATAATACCATTGTGAGCTCCAATGATGCTCCCCTTAACAAAAGGGTGAACGTTGCGCTCTGTGACAACGCCAGTAGTAGCAAGTCTCGTATGCCCCAGAAAGATAGTGGTATCCTTATCAACCCTTTCGAGGATTCCATGCCACTCGTCACTGCACACCAACTCATCCGAGGCTTTAAGTGTTTTATACACTAAACGCTCTCTTGGGGAGGCTATTGCAAGACCAGTAGAATCATCACCTCTAACAACCGATTCAAAGGTTAGATTGCTGATAACATCTTCTATCCTATCCATTTGGGCATCAGATTGCCAGCCTTCACGCTTGGCAAATCCGAAAATTCCACACATATGTATCTCCTTTTCTTTTTTTTTATTTAGTTACAAAAATTTTCTCCATCGTATTAATAATCTCAACCAATCTGAATCCAACCTTCTGATGTTTCTCGAAGAATCCGATTGGTTATAGGTTTTTCTGACCCGTGTCGTCTGTTAATCATATTTTTTACATAATCTATCAATTTGTGGTTTGCCCCCATAGCCTCAAGATAATCTGTATAATCATTTGTCTCGTTATACATAAATAAATTTGTTATTTTCTTAGATACTGAAGATTGTTTTGTAGTCTTTTTAAGGAACAATCTCGAACCAAAATCTGAAATAAGCAAACAAAGCTTAACCCAGTTATTTATCGACTCCGAAGATATTGTTCCGTAATGGTATCTATACTCTATTGTGCCATGTAAAAATCTTGAGTGAATATTTAATCCGCAATATCTGGAGCTATTATATTTATCAGACGATGCCTCTGTATTATTCATTGCAATATACCATAAATCAGAAAATTCTTTAGCAGATGAAATATCTGCAATCTTATGAACAGAAATATCGGCCATAGGTCTACAATATCTGGATTTTAACCTATTTGCAGGCAACATACTATAAATCATTGGTTCAAGAGCTCGCCCAACAACAAGTATCCCCTTAAGCTCCTCTATCCCGAGATAATAAGCATCAGTATGAACATGAACACCACAAGAGTCATCTGCATACCAATCATTGTTTCTCAACCAATCGCAAAAACTATTTATTCTTGAAAAAGCAGCATCACCAATTTCTGGTTGCATCATAAATTCTCTTCCACTTACATCACTGAGCGAACCATCGTAGGTATCATTCCAACCTCTTGGATATTCAAGGTATGGATCTGCATCTTCTTCCTCAAAATTAAAATGGTCATTCATAGCCTCAATTTCAACGGCTACAGCAGTATTGCTTTTATTTAATCTGAATTCTTTTTTAGGGTCTATGGATATTTTACTAATAGTTGATCTGCCAAGAGCCCTTGGAGGAGAAGACATAGCATCTAAAACTCTATTCTCAAAACATTTTTCGCAATACCGGTCTCCGCCATATCGACTCCAAGGTTCATCAATGTGAAATTTTCTACAGCCCCTGCACTCAATAACCCTTGTTTCCATACATCTATTACAAACTCTTTCATTGTCCACCATTCTGAATTGCATATGTACAACTCTTTTCTGCCCATGACAGACAAAACATTTATATTGATAATCGTCTGCGCAAGAGCCGCACAAAGATTCTCCGTTGCCAATGTGAAATAAATTTCGTTCAGCAGTCCAATTATAACAGTTACGACACTTATAATACTCTTCGTTTCTATCAAATCCATATCTGGCAATATAATTCTGGAAATTTTTATAATTATCTCTAATTCGAGTGCTCTCTATAATATCTTCATCGAGGTGAAATCTACCATCGAAGGGAATTGCTCCATTTTCTAATAACTCCATTCCAGACATGGAAAAATCGCCTAAATAGGTTTTGAGAAATATTTCACCTCCTTCTTCACCTGACTCAATTTTCACTACAAGAGCAAAATCTATATATTGCGACGAAACACCATCTAAATCAAACCTTCTCGAATCTCCAGAGCTATTAAAGAATTCTGGTGGCAATATAATTATTTGCCTTTCCCTAAATACTATCTCACCATCTAAAAAATCAGAAACTAATGCAATTTGCTCTTTACAAACCCATATTGAATCACTATCAAAACTTACTCGATGATTAAACAGCTGAGATTGCTCATCCTTTATCTCCTCCACAATCCCAATTTGAAATTGGTCTAAAAGTCTGTCGCCCTCCTCACTAATGGGGAGATAATATCTATCCCCCGAGCGAGAAGGGAGCAATACCGTATCACCAATATTTATATTGAAACAATCAGTCATTTACTCTCTCTCTTATCTACGATTTTTAATCTCTCTATGTATTCGTCAGCCTCCTCAGTATTCTTAGCCCAGAATACTCTGCCATTGTATTCAAATTGTTTGAGATTATGTTTAATGTGGAAGGGGATACGTTTTTTTCTGCTCATTTAGCTATCTCCTTTTATTATTGACTTTATGTATATAATTATTGCAGAGACTAATGTCCCTCCTGTCAAAACAATGTGTGCCAAGCCATGAGGCTCACCACAAAATCCGAGTAAATGTTTAATTGTCTCTATCATAAAATTTTTATTCTATTTCTTCCATGATTATTTCCTGAAATGATTATAAACCTCATGCACCAATACTGCTAAAAATAGAAAAGACGCCGTAAACAGAGCCAATCCTATCCCACCAATAAATAGCGAACCTGCGATTTTAATTAGTATTTCTACCATTTCTTCTCCATTTTGATAACATCCGAGCACAAATTCTTAAAATTTGTACTCCATTGAATATGTAAATTTACAACCATTTTTTCGAAATTCCAAGCACTTTTTTTTAGAGCAAAAAATAATTTTAGAGGGCTGTAATACGCTCTGTGTGTCGAGATTCCGCTTCAATACACTCTGAAGTGCACTCTTCTATCGAGAGTGAGGTATGCCTTATTTATCTCTGAGTTTGGGATTTCCGAGGATAATTGGCTTGATACCTTTATACAAGAGATTTTTACCCTCCTTTTCCTATTTGTTACTCAACAAACGGGGAATTAGAAATTTCAGCAGTTAATTTTACTTGTCTCCCAATTCCATCCTTGAAAATAATTTTGCCGATATTACTCTTGCCATCTTTATTTATTCTTAATCTCACATTCTTTATTTCGCTGATTTCATTTTCAACTAATAAAGTGTGAAGTGCTGAATTAAGATTTTTACTGTCTGCCATAATTCACCTCCTTTCTTTGGTTAATTCTGAATATGTCGCAATCGCTATAATCACTAAGATTAAAGAGAATTGGACTAAGTGATGACCGCATATCTCCATTGATCTACCTCCTTTCTTTAATGTTTTAGGTTAATTAATATTACTCATCTTCTATTATTTCCTGATTAGAATATATTCTCCAATCGTTGGATTTGCTATATTTTAAGTTTTTGCTGTCTTTTAGAAATATAGTCATAAAGTTTATTTCTCCGTGAAAGACCACGCAAACTTTTCCGTGCCAACTTGGGGAATCTGGAAAATAATCAGTTATCATCATTCTATCAGGATCAATGTTATACCATTCTTTTTCTGTAAACCCATCATCTTTTCTGGCTACTTCATTAATCTCATCATAATCTTTAATGGACATTCCCTTTGGGAGCTTGTCTAAGAATGATAATCGTTCGTTCTCTAAAATGGCTTCCTGATCGGTTCCCATTTCCCATTTATTATTCTCTGACATTTAATTCACCTCCTTTCTTTTTCTTTCGCTATACCAAATGGCTATTAATTGATCTTTTTTATAAGAGTTAGCCTTATGGTGAGTTATATTGAAATATTTCTGAGCCCACCGAACGAGATCTTCCTTCTTTAAATGTGGGCATCGGTTATAAGAGTATCTTATCATAATGCTGGCTTAGTTTATTTTACGAGGTATAAACTTTAATTCTAATTAAATCAAGAATTCTACTATTCGATAGAGAACCCAAGCACCTGTAATTATGGCTATTGCCACAACCCAGACTTCAAACCATTTATCTATGGCATTTATTAGTCTATTAAACATTGTTTAATCTCCTTTTATATTTGGGTACAACGCTTTTAAGTCATTGTACCCAAATTTAGTTATTAGATTCCCATTGTGGGGTCTGTATGATGGTTTTGGAGGTACCATTGTCTCTCATTGCCGCCCTGTACGAATACGGCATTTCCTAAATGGAAATCTTCCTCGCAACCTTTGCATACTCCACCATTCGCATAATCAAAATCAACCCGAAATATGACTAATGCGTGGTTGCCACGAGGTTTATCGCCGAGCCAATCTTTACCATTAGAGATAAATCCATCTTGTATGGTATATTTATCTTCAGGATATCTTTCATTCAGAATCCCTTCAAGCGTACCAATAGTATTAGCATCTAACATTTAATTCACCTCCTTTCGTGTTTATTAGGTTAATTAAAAAATCTCATATATTCGCATATCTACTTTTTTGACCTTTGATTGAACTTTACCATTTTTAGAGATTCTACTACTTTTCAGCTTTTTCACCGTATTTTCCCTAATGGACTTCGGATCTCGTTTCTTTTTCTTTACTATTTTCTTTTCTTTTTCAGACAATTCCAAGTATTCAGTAAAGACACGATAGTCTCGAAAAAGTGTTTTACTATTATGGTCATAGAGTTCAAACGGTTGATTTCTGAATTGTGCCGTTTTGTACGCAATTTTTATTATACAAATACAAGCTTTAAGAGATTCCAAGCCCTTCAGAATAGTGGGTTGTTTTTCGTCGGAATTAAGAGGATATGTTAAATCCCAGCCGTCTATTGTTCTTTCTATTTCAAAACGCATAGGAGCAAGATCGTCGCTCTTTGTCGCCTTGATTAGATTATCCTTCCGAGACTTGACTTCTTGAAGCTCGCTTTCCAATTCAGAAATACGCTTGTCTTGTAGACGAATTAGTGCGTCTGACATATTTCGTATCTCCTATTATTTTTATCAGAATGTATCATCAATTATTGGAATTTACGATAAAAAAACGAATTTTCCAAATACTTTTTTAAAAAAATTTATTAGATAAATTATAAGTCCGCCCGATCCCAACTTGGGCTCTAATACTTTTTGAGGGAATTTATTGGGTTAGATAAGCGGTGAATTAATAGGTGAATAAAAAATAGATGAAAAATTTGCTTGGAAGTTACATGGGGATTCGTTAATTTTAGATATTAGAAATAGGATATGGTTTCTTATTTCATCACTTAAAATGAAAGGTTGATCATGGTTAGATTAACACTAGAACAAGCGGTAGATATCTTGACCAAGACTTACAAGATGGATGCGAAAGATGTTGCCGAATTAGAAGAAAATCCTACCAAATTAAACACTACATTGATAGAAACTTCCGACGAAGTGTTTTGCTTAAAAGGTACAAGGGAAAGGACTAACATTTCCTACGCACCTAACGAAGCGCAAGGCACCTATAAAGATGCGGAATCAATAATGGGTTCTATTCCCGCCTTTAAAGGTAAAGATGGGTTTATGTACGAATGTGGCGTTTATTGTAAGAAGGTGGTAAAGAAGAAAAACACGAAGAAATAAGGTAATCTTATTTCATAAGAAAAGCCCCCATGTTTCATGGGGGTTTTTTTTTATATAAAATTAAATTGTATTAGATAAATTTTAACTTATTAGACATTTCTAACTAAAAAGACAAATTTCAACTAAATAGAAAAAATCCAATTTAGGAGACGGGGGATGCCCTTTCGCGCGATAAAGACCGACACACAATGTAGTCAAATTTTTGTAGTTCAATACTATCTGTATGGTTTGCCTATAATATTATACTACAGGTCAGATATAGATATAGCGGTTTAACGCTGAATTTGGTACTTTTACGGCGTTTTTATGATTTCTTGGTATATAGGTAGGCATATGGCTTATTTTTTAGATTTTTCAACCTTTTTCTTTTTTTTAGAATTTGGGACTGGAGTACGGTTTTCCATCCAATCTCCAAAAATTTTGGTATAATTTTTTTCATATCGGGTTAAATTGGCGACTCTATCTTTATCTCCTTTGCCATTCATACAACTTCCTTTCTTTCTTTCACTATTACGTTAGTAATAGTTTTCTTTCTTTTATATATATATATTATATATATATTATATTAAGCTCCATACGTACTAACAATATAAGGCTTAAAGTGGTATTTGTCAAGCTTTTTTTAAAAAAAATATTTTACTTGTTTTGTTTTTTTATATATATTAACTTCTAATGTGAAAAAAAGCAAAAAGACAGATGCTAGACATTATTGTGCAAATTGGAATGCTGGTAAGTGTTTAGGTGTAATGATGCACCGGGTGGAGGGTGAATTGCATTTCTTTGTAGATAAGGATAAAGCAGACAAGGATTGTGCCGTTGATAGCGGATGTAATTATTTTGATAATATAGTAATACCGGGGATAAATGAAAATAATTAGCTTAGGTCTTGGTATACAGTCTACGGCTATGTATATAATGAGTTCGCTTGGCGAAATAGAAAGAGCTGATTATGCTATATTTGCTGATCCGGGCGCAGAATTGCCAGATACATATAAATTGTGGGAAGACCTTAATAAATGGCAGAAAGACAATGACGGCATAAGTCTTGTTAAAAAAACAAAATCATTGTATAAGGATATAATAAATGGTGTAAATTCATATGATAAAAGATGGGCCTCTATTCCTGCTTTTACCGAAAGCGGGGGAATGATAAGAAGGCAGTGTACTGGAGAATATAAAGTAAATACTGTTATTGGCGAGATAAGAAGATTGCAAGGATTGAGGAAATATCAAAAAATGCATCCCACCGAAGTTTGGCTTGGCATATCTTTAGACGAAATAGAAAGAATGAAATTATCAGTATTACATAGAATTACATATAAATATCCATTGATAGAAAAAAAGATAACAAGAAATGATTGTGAAAAATATTTAAAAGAAAAAGGGTTTATTGGAGTTAAGAAGTCCTCTTGTGTATTTTGTCCGTATCATAGCAATAGGCAGTGGAAAGATATAAAATTAAATTATCCAGAAGAATGGAAAAAGGTTGTAAAGGTTGATAAAAAGATAAGAAACGTAACTAAGAAAGGACTGAAAGATAAACTGTATTTGCACGAGTCTAGAGAGCCAATTGAAAATGCATATTTTCAAGAAGACCAAGAAGAGCTTTTTATGTGCGAAGAGGGATACTGCGGTATATGATTATGGGTATAAATAAAGATAGCACACCAAAAAAGATAAAATTTTTGGAAAGCGTAATAGATGAAGTAAGAAAAAAAGAAAGGCCCATTAAGGCTGGTGTAATGCCCTGCACTGTTCCAGCGTGGGGATCAATGAGAAAAGAAGAAAAGGAGAAAAAATGAGAAGAATAGAAATTGGAGGACATGATTATAAGGTTAGGTTTATGGATGGTGAAAAATCTGGTTCTGAAAATAGATATTTATTTGGAATGAACAATCCTAGGACTTGCGAGATATTCTTAGATGAGAAGCTTGTAACGTCCCGCAGGAACGAAACATTTCTTCATGAAGTAATTCATTGTATTTTAGTAAACAATGGATGTGAGCATGACGAAGGAGTGATTGAAACACTCTCTAATGGATTCCATCAATTAGGTGTTGGAGAATTTCTATGGCGAAAAACCAAAAAGTAGTAAAAGCTATTGAGGCTGGTTATCCGATAATGATGAAAAGATTCTCGGATATAACTAAAGAGCAGTATGAGTTATTCTGTAAGAAGCAATACGACTATGGTTGTGGGAATATAACTCTTGGAGGCGACTTGGATAATGATGAAGACAGGATGTTTGCCTTAACTGCTTTGGTAATTCGAATGAATGATAAAGTGAACAGGCTTAAAAATATAATTGTCAAGCATCGTGGTGAAAATGCTGTTGACAATGAAACATATATGGATGCATTTAAGGATTTGTCTGTATATGGTGTGATAGCTCAATTGGTTGCGGAGAAGGTATGGGGAAAATAAAAACATTGTTTCTCTACATAGAGTCTTTGTTTTTAAAGCTTATCATAAGGCTGCTAATTAAAAACAGGAGAAAAGTAATATGAGATGGTCTGATGCTGAAATGAAAATACTAAACCAGTATACCAGAACAATGAAAAGTATACAAGCTATATGTTATGATCTGGATGCCGCCGGGTTTATGCGTACCTATAAAGCTGTAACAAGAAAAATAGAATCTATGGGTTGGCATAGACCGACGGACTTGGCTGATATTAGCGTTCTCCCGAGGATACTGTTGTTTGATATAGAAACTACGCCTATGCCAGTATGGGTTTGGGATTTTGGAAAACAATATGTTCCACATACTAATTTAGTGAGGGACGATAATGGTAAGCAAAGAGATTGGTATGTACTGTCTTGGGCGGCAAAATGGCTTTATGACGATATTGTCATATCAGATATGGTCACCCCGGAGGAATCTTTGCAAAGAGATGATTCTCGTATATTAAAATCAATATGGGAATTGTTAGATGAAGCAGATATTGTTGTGGCGCATAACGGTGATAGGTTTGATATAAGAAAGCTTAATGCAAGATTTATAATGAATGACATGGCTCCACCGTCTCCTTATAAATCAATTGATACTCTGAAGATATCAAGAAAGGAATTTGCTTTTAGTTCTAACAAGCAGGATTTTCTTACTAAAGCATTTAGTCTTTCTGAAAAGCTTAAGACCGATTTTCAACTATGGGTTGATTGCATGAATGGAAAAAGGGAAGCATTGAAAAGAATGCTTGAATATAATGAGCGTGATGTTTCTGGCTTGGAAGAGGTCTATCTTAAGTTAAGACCTTATATTAAGAATCATCCAAACTTAGGAGTGCTTATGGATGAGAGTTCTTGTCCTTCGTGCGGAAGTAAGAACATAATTGCTTCAAATGCTACATACTTTACAAGTTCTAATGAATTTCCTGTTTACAGGTGTGGAAGTTGTAATTCTCCGTACATAAGAGGCAAAAACAGTTTGGGTCTTAATAAGACAAATTTGAGAAGTGTGGCCAGATAAACTTGACAAATATGTACTTAAGCCTTATATTATAGTATATGCTGGTTCGTAAAATAAAAAACATTGAACACAGGGTATATGATAATGAAGAGGAGTTTCGCCGGTACTGTCCTGATTTTGATTTAACTCGAAATTGGAGGGAAGGCACTGAAGGTAGCTGGGTAGAGACTGATGACGGCAAGATTTGCCAAGTCTTAAAGCGAGGGGAGCTTAAGAATAGTCAGTCCACGGGCGTGTGTAATTACTATATCAGGACAGTTATTGGCACTTTTATTTGTCGAGATAATGTGGAAATATCTGGTGGGCTTAGAAGTAATATGTATTCTTTCGGGGCTACTGACTTAACTTCGTATCGGCAAAAGATAGAAAGAAAAAAAGCTACTCGTAGGGAATTTTTATTTGCCAAGTATGTTGCTCAGGGAGATGGTATTGCGGAAGCCTTTATGAAGGCGTATCCAACCAATAATGAAAAATACGCAGATTATCAAGGTAAGATATTATTAAGTACTGAAAGGGTTAAAAGTTTGATCAGAGAAGAAGTTGACAAGGTATTGAATGATGCCGATATAACTCCGCTTTATTTACTTGAAAAAATGAAGGAAGTTGTAGATAACGAGAAGGCACAAGATAAAGATAAGATTCAAGCCATTAAGACTCTAATGCAAATTAGTGGTATGATGGAAACAGAAAAAAGAACTGAATCTTTAACTTTATTTCAAGGATTTACAAAGGAGCAATTAGATGCTATCCAAGGCGGAGATTCGAAAAAACTCATTGAAGCTTCGAGAGAAGTCGAAAAGTAAAACTTGTATAATTTGCGGATTTCCTATGGGAGAATATGCGTCTATATGGTATAACATATCGGAAGATTATTTTTCTATAGAATGCTGTGAATGTTTTTCTTCTTATGATGAAAATTTTGAAATAAAGATGCCGGGTTTAATATTTAATCCGGGAGAAGCATAGGAGTAATAAAAAATGAAGACAGTTAAATATGACCTTGTATTACAGGTTCATGATAAATTAAAAGAAGATGAATTAAAGAAGTATTTGGAGATATATGCTATAAATGATAGTAGCGTTAAAGGTATTGTCAAGAAAGTTATAGGAGAAAAGGGATCTCCAGATAACTTTTATATAGAATCTATGAATATAGAGGAGAAAAAAGTTCCAAAAGCAACTAAGTCTAAAAAGAAAGCAAAGGTAAAGAAGTGAAGTTAGCCGTTTATGGAACGCTTCGGAATGGAAATAAAAATATTGGAAGAATAAAGAATACATCTCTTGTTTATCCAGGGCATCAAAGATTTCCGGCAATGATACAGGATTACAAAGGAAGTGGAACTGTGGTGGAGGTGCACGATGTTACAGGCGAAGACTTAGCTCAATATGATTTATATGAAGGTATAAAGATTGGTCTTTATGAAAGAGTCAAGGTTGATGTGGAATTAGATTCTGGTAAGAAGCAAAAGGCTTGGGTATATGTTGCTGGCCCAAGGTTGCTTGATTTAGTAAGTGTATTTGAAGAAATACCCAATGGAGATTGGTACAATAGAAAAGTTCAACATAATACCAAATAATTTAGACGAGAAGGAAAGAGTCTTGAATATGGTATCAAAAGATTTGGTAGCATTTGGACAACTGTTTCTTCCAGAAGATTTTATGAAATCTAAACCTGCTCCATTTCACTATGAGGTGGGGGAGAGGTTTCTCGACAGCACAATTAGAAGATTGTGCCTAGTTTTACCTCGCGGGCACACTAAATCGACTATGGCCAAAGCTGCGCTTTTACATAGGATATGTTTTAACCCAAAGGGTAAAAATGAGTTTGCAGCTTGGGTATCGGAAGAGCAGGGGCAGGCTATAGATCATCTTAAGTATATTAAAAATCATATTGAATTAAATCCTGCTTTGAATTATTATTTTGGTAATATGGCTGGAAACAAGTGGACTGAAAAAGAAATTACCACTTCAAAGGGTGATAGAATAATCGCAAAGGGTACAAGCCAAAGGTTGCGTGGAAGATCGGAACTTGGTCTTAGGTATACTAAAATTATTCTTGATGATTTTGAATCTGAGTTGAATACAAAAACCCCGGAGAGGCGAAAAGAAATTAAAGAATGGCTTATGTCTACTGTTTATCCGGCATTGGAGGAATCAAAAGGCAATGAAGGTTCCATATGGCTTATAGGAACTATTGTTCATTATGATTCTGCTTTGCAAGGTATATACGATGGATATCTGGAGGCGAAAGAAAATAATGAAGATTATACATGGGAGATGGTTTTCCATAGGGTATTAGAGGATGGTAAGCCCTTATGGCCTTCATATTTCCCAAAGAAAAAAATAGAAAGCATAAGAAAAGATTACGAATACGTTGGTCAGTTACACAAGTTTGCTCAGGAGTATATGAATGATGCTCGCGATCTGGAGACGGCTAAATTTAAAGTGGATAGGATTAATTATTTTGATGGGCAGTTTAAATCTAGAAACAATCAAGCATATATCCTCACAAAGGAAGACGCAATTCCTGTTAACGTATATATGGGAGTTGATCTGGCCTATGAATCTTCAGCCAAGCATGATTATCAAGTTATTGTTATTGCTGGTATTGACAGTGATAAGAATATCTATGTAATAGATATTTTCAGAGAGCATATACCATTATATGATATGCCAAGAAAAATATTTCAGTATGCCAGAGAATATCAGCCAATGCGTCGTGCGAATGTAGAGCATGTTGGGGCGCAGGGAATAATAAAGGATGCGGTAAATGAGCTTTCTGGTAAGGATAGAAAAATGGCTCCCGGTATTGCGAGGGGCGTAAGACCGCCAACAGGGATAAAAAAAGAAGATAGGCTAGAATCCTTGCTTTGCCCGGTTGTTAATCGGGGTAAATTGTTTATTAAAAAGAATCATAGTGACTTGGTAGATGAGATGTTTCATTTTCCAAAAGGTAAGAACGATGACATACTTGATGGGCTTTGGTATTCAATAGTTAACGCAAGAGCGCCGTTAAGTGTTAAGTTTGATTCTGATAAATTTGAAGAAACGATAGAAGAAAAGAAAGAGTTTTTAGGTCGTTCTATAGTAAGAAGCTGGATAACTGGACAAAGAATTTAAAAAAAAAATAAAAAAGACTTGACAAATTGGTATTTAAGACTTATATTATAAATATAAGTTAACTTTGTATGTTTGGGGGTTTTAATATCGCTAACGAAAATGAAATTGCGCAAATAGACGAGGCGCAAAAAAGTAAAGACCTTTGGAGAAGGTGGCGTGACGCAAGGCAGGATTGGGATGAAGAGGCGCGCGATGCTGTGGACTTTGTTCTCGGCAATCAATATACCCAAGAAGAATCTGACACTCTAAGTGCGGTGGGGCAGGGTGATTTTATTATTGATAGAGTTTATGCTGCTGTTGATAAGCTTAAATCATTATTAACCTCGCGCAACCCGAGATTTTCTGCTATAGGCAGGGAGGATTCTGATAATAAACTTGCTCAAGTTTGGAAGACTATTCTTGAGTATGTTTGGGATATATCAGATGGAGATGTTGAATTTAAACAAGTTGTTCACGATTATTCTATATCTGGATTAGGTTATTTTTATGTTTATACAGACCCAGAGGCAGACTTTGGCAGGGGCGATGTTAAGTTTACAAATGTAAATCCCTTTAGAGTATATGTCGATCCCGCTGCAAGAAACAGATATTTCGACGATGCCTCTGCCATAATATTATCAACTATACTTACAAAAGAACAAATCATTTCTCTATACCCACAACTGGCGGAAGTAATTGATGATATAGATACGATGGGCGATGAAGATGACTATCCATCTTCGGGTAAAAAGAATTCTTCTGAATCTTTTACTCCCGATGTAATAAAAGATGCTGATCGCGGCGGATATGAAAGATACAGGATTTTAGAAAGATTTGAAAAAATAAAAGTCCCATACTACAGGCTTTTTAATAAGCAAAGTGGTGAAGAAAAAATTGTGGATATTGATGCATTCGAACAGATTGTAAACGAGAGTGCGGAAATTATAGAATCCGGGCTGGTTGAGGCTGTTGAAATTATGCAAACCAGAGTTAAGGTTGTCGCCACAATGGGTCAACATGTTTTATACGAGCAATTGCTCAATACTGATATATATCCTATTATACCAGTTCCTAATATTTGGACTAATACTCCATATCCAAAGTCAGATGTGATGAATGTAAAGGACTCGCAAAGACTTTTAAATAAATTATTTTCATTAACTCTTAGCCATGCGCAGGCTTCTGCCGGCCTTAAGCTTCTTGTCCCAGAGGGAAGTGTAGATGATGTCGGTCAGTTGGAAAGGGATTGGGCAAATCCCAATGCTGTTTTAGAATATAATCCAGAATTTGGTGAACCGCATTTTCCTGCGCCACAACCGTTGGCTGGAGAGTTTTATCATTTAATAGATAGAGTAGAGCATTATATAGATTTAAATTTTGGAATACCCGAGTTGATGCACGGATTTCGCGATAAAGCACCAGATACTGTTCGTGGAACGGCAATGTTATCTGAAATGGGAGAAAGTCGCGGTCGCTCAAAGCTTCGAGATATAGAAGGAAGCTTAAATCAGCTTGGAAAGTGCATATATAATTATGCAAAAGGACATTATACATTCCAGAAAACTTTTAGAATCGTGCAACCAAATAACGATCTTACTGAATTTTCAGTAAACAATAGGTTGTATGATGATAAATCAAATGAACTCGCGCAGATAGATAATGATATATCATTAGGTCAGCATGATGTTCGGATTATATCAGGATCAACTTTACCGTCAAACAAGATTGCAGAATATAATATGTATCTTGAGGCGTATAAGTTAGGATTGGTAGATGATGTCGAGGTCTTAAAGAAAACGGAGATCTACGACAAAGAAGGTGTATTGCAACGCAAAGGTATGATGGCGCAAATGCAGTCATATATACAACAACTAGAGGGTCAGATAAAAGAGCTTACTGGTGACTTGCAGACAGCAGACCGCGAAGCGGTTCATGCTAAAAAACAGGTTATCACTGAAAAGTTCAAATCCGACCTAAGCGAGGTTATGTCTGAGGCGAAATATAAGGAAAGAGTTAAGCTTGTAGACCTAGAAAAAGTGATTGATAAAGCGGATGTTCGTGCCGAAGCTGCGTTAGCTGTACAAAAGGCGAATAAAGGGAGTTCCTCAAAGAAGGGGAGCGCACAAAAATAAATAATCATAGGTTATGCTTCTTCAAGGCATTTAATGGTGTCTTGAATTAATGAAGAAATCTAAAGGAGGTTATATGGAAGAACAAGTGCAAGAAAGTGTAGTTGAAGCACCAGCGGTAAATACTGGCAAGAATACAAGAGAAGGCTTAGATCAGTCTATGCCTGATGTTGAATTAGCGTCTGAATTGCCAAGTGTGCAGGATGCTGTAGTAGAGGAAGGTAATAAAAGACCACCTAATTTAATTACTAAAGAAGGTGATGATAGCCAAGTCGACTACGGTACTGATTGGGAAAATGAAACTCGCAAGTTTCAGTCTATGTATGATAAGCAAAAAGCTGATTATGATAGATTGCATGGCGAATATGAAAAACTTCAGCCAATGTCTGAATTACAAAGCGTTCTTGAATCAAGACCAGATGTAGTTGAGGCAATAAGAGAAAAACTTGAAGGTAAAAATTCTCAAGAAACTATACGCGAACAAGATGATAGCGAAACTGTTGATGAATCATCTTTTGACCCATGGGAGGCCTATTATAAGCCTGAGTCTCCTTCGTATAAAATGAGAATGACTCAGGAAAAGGCTTTAGTAGACGAGGCTGTTGGAACACATATGTCTCAGATACAAAGTCAAGTAGCGTTGCATAATTTGAAAAATGAGTTGGTTAGCAACTACAATATGACCGACGAAGGTGACGTCAATAGCTTTATTGAGTTTGCGACAACGCCGAGAGATCAGTTACCAATTGATTTGCTTGTAGATATATATCGCAAGTATTATAATAAAGGGACTGATACTATATCGGAAAATATGGAAGCTGTGAAAGCAACTCAAAGTATTCCTAAGACAGCTGGTATTCTTCAGGGCGGCGAACTGCCAAGAAAGAATGAACAAGATTCGGCTTGGGATAGAATTTTGCAAGCAGGGCAAGCAGGGAGAATTCCCTAATTAATATAATCAAATAGGAGGTAACACAAATGGCTGTTACAAGTGGAGTAAAATCCAGTTATGATATCACAGCTGCTGCTACCAGTGCTGGTGTTGGGCAGGCGCCCGACCGCCGCAGATTATACGATTTTTCAGATAGGGTCGCTGAATTAGCACCCGAGGAATCACCGTTTTTTGTATATCTTTCAAAAGTTGCAAAAGTACCAACGGATGATCCTGTATTTAGATTTTTGGAAAATCGTTCCAAGATTGATTGGACTACACGTAGTTTTAAATTAGCTGCAGATGTAAATAGTGAGAATGCTGTTTCAGCGGGAAGTTCTTATAGTTTTACAGTTGACGCTGATGGTGCTACAGGTGGAACATCTTCTGGCGGAGCATCGGTAGATTTTCTTGTAAAAGGAATGGTTTTTGCGGTTAATACCGTAAGTGGTGCAAGTGGTTATACTCAGGCTTTGGTTAGGATTGATTCAGCTCCAACGGATGCTGGTACATCTACTACTTTTACAGGTAAGATAGTTGCTTTATCGGGTAGTAGTGATGCATCAAAAACTCTTAGTGATGATGATAATTGCCAAGTAATTGGTACATCATTTCAAGAAGGAACTGGTTCACCTGACGCATGGTCTAGTGAAATAGAAGACGACTATGGCTATACGCAGATCTTTAAGACTGCAGCCGAAATGTCAAATACAGCAATTGCAACTCGCTATCGCGGTTATGCAAACGAATGGGAGCGCATTTGGGCTCTTAAACTTCGTGAGCATAAAGTAGATATTGAGCGCGCAATGTTGTTTGGTCAAAGAGCTCGAGTAAGCTCAATTCAGTATACAGAAGGTATTGTTGGACACATTCTAAAGAATGCTACCGTTAATACAGGAGATACTGCATTGTCTTACACTTCTGGCGCACCTTATTTTAGAAGCGTAGCAGAAGCTGAGCTAACATACGATAGATTGCTTTCAGATTTGGAAGTAATGTTCGATCCGGCTCGTGGTGGAGCAAGCGATAAATTAGTTCTTGCAGGTTTACCTGTAATCAGCTTCTTTAATAAGCTTGGTTCAGACTCGTTCTTAAGTGCAAGCTTGGCTCATAATGCTAATGCTGCTTTAAGTGGAGGTGCAACCACAGTTAACCAATCACCTCATCGCATGAATATGTCAGAGCGTGCAGGTGCTTTTGGTCATAAGGTTATGACAATCGAAACAATTCATGGTACATTACACTTAGTTAAAGAACCACTATTCCGTGGTACTTCATCTGATCTTATGGCTATGATTGATATGAGTAAAGTATCTTATAGACCATTGGTTGGTAATGGACTTAATCGTGACACTGCAATTTTAACTAACGTACAAAATGCTGATGAAGACTTAAGGAAGGATATGATCCTTACTGAAGCTGGTCTAGAGGTAACTCTTCCAGAAGCTCACGCTCTTTATCAAGTAGAATTTAGTTAAGGAGGATAAGACATGTATACAAGTTCATTAAATAAGAACAGTGGAGATTATCAAAAGAAAGAACATTCAACGACAATCTTGAAATGGAATTACATTGATTGTGCTTATCCAATTGTAACAAACCTTGGTAATTCAGGTGACGGTGTAATGGCTACTGAAGACAAGTGGGGCATGATATTCCCTGGGCCAAATGGCGAGTGGTATCCTGCAACTGCTATATCAGTAGGCGCATACACAGCAGCTGGTAAAACACCACAGGTTGACGGAAGCGTTCCAGCTACCGATACAGCTACAACTTCAGCTGGTTTAGATATCCAAATGGATTGTGAAACAGGTGGGGCTGATGTTGGTATTGAAATGGTATTAGGTGGAGGCCCAATGGGCGGAAACAATGGCATTACCGTTGGTACACATTCTGGATATATCGATGCAACATTTATCACTCCAGATTGGACTGATTTTGATTGCGTTGCAATTGGTTGGAGAAAAGCTGAGGATTTCAATGACGGTCATGTTCCTGTATTAAAAGGTTCTTCAGCGGCAGATGGTATTTATACTGATTTTGCAGCTTTTGGAAATATGGGAGATACTAATCTTGAAACTCAAACTGATTTGAATGATTCAGGTACTTCAACGCTAACCGACTTAGGAGCAAGCGTTCCAGTTGACGGTCAGAACTTAAGAGTAAAAATCCATGTTGGATACGACGGAGCTGTTACTTACGGATTCGTAGTAAATGCTGTAGCGGGCGCAGGTACATTAGATGAGCCAGCATCAGTAGCATCTTTTACTTTTGACAGCGGAGATCAGATAATCCCTTACATAGCAACTTTGAGCGACACTGCAGCAGCTGACGTTCTTTATCTAAAAGACGTTACAGTTAAGAAGTGGCCAGCATCAGATGCTTATGCAACACAATAATAACCTGTAAAGGTTAACAGTTTTGTAGGACTGTGGGGCAGGTCGTATAAAGGGCTTGCCCCAAATCTACTAAGAATTTAAAATAAGGAAAAGGAAATGGCTGTTTACAATTCATCAAATACAGATGTAAAAGTATTTATTCATAATC